TTTTTGAGTTACACGATACGCATGCAGCTACTAGATTTTCTGGGTTCAATATCTCACCGCCCTTGGCTACCGGTTGCACATGATCGACTGTCGTGGCTGGAGCTGCACAATACTGGCATGTATGCCCGTCTCTGGCCAAGATATACACGCGCATCTTTCGCCATGCTGATCCATAGACTTTGGCATGCTTGCCGCTAACCATTAATGCCACCCGTGCTTTTGCCAATGGGCATAAGCTTTGCAGCTTGATCCGGCGTAGCGACTTTGGATGTATCTCAATGACCAGTCGATCATGCGATACCCGTCAAGGTTTTGGTACTTAGTGTTTCTCATTTGACCAAGCCCAAAGTGCTTACCATTGGGATTGATTGCCTCAACACGCCAATTTGATTCGCGTGTGATCAGCTGGTTGAAACATTGAAATTCTTTGTAATTGACGATCCTTGAATGTGCATATAGCTTCAAAGAGTCTATTGATGTTGTTGTAATAACATCTTTTGTTGCAATAGCCGGTGTTGTGCCAACAAGACAAAGCACGCCCAGAACCATCAAGAATCGTCTGCGAGCTATCCGGCTAACCGGCTCGCTAACGAGTCTCGATGGTAGCAACGCTGTCAAGTAGCGAGCGTAATCTTGAGCGATTCCAACAGGTTTCACACACCTGTGGATAAAGCCTGTGGATAACTTCATAATAATACATCCTGCAATAATCTATTAGCAATTGACTCACAATATGCCTCATCAATCTCAACGCCTACGGCCTTGCGTTTCTGATTACGCGCCGCAATCAATGTCGATCCTGAACCTGCAAACGGATCAGCGATTGAACCTAGTGGACACTTACTAAGCAATGTCTCGATCAATCCTACTGGCTTAGGCGTTGGGTGGCCAGTTCTTGCCGCAAGTCCGGCAGCACCGGTTCGCATCTCGCTGGTCGTAATGACATTTTGAGTTGGCTTACCCATCCAACCTGATCCAATCAAATAGATTTCTTCCTCAGCTGGATAGTAGGCCGATGTGCGAAATCCGGGAAAGGCTTTCTGTTTGTACCAAATAAGTCTATGAGAGACATCATCTGGCCGATTTTGCCTCCACGACCCAAATATGACAGCTGCACCTCTTTGATTCCATAAGGCCAACATTTCGTCTCTAATTTGTGTTGAATCATCACCTTGCACCGAGTTTGCAATGCGCATTTGTTTGCCAGCCGTGTGCATTGATCCGCTAGGCCAGCTGATGCCATACGGCGGGTCAGTTAGCAAGACATCACATTCAAGCCATGCTGTGATTTCTCTACAATCTCCATGATGTAATTGGATAAAATCATCGCTGTAATACAATGTCATAGACTTAACTCATCAATCTTTGCATCATCAACGATCTTGATGCCAAATGCACCGCATCCATGACATTGAGCAAACCATTCATGGACAGTCAATTCAACGCCCTTCTTTAATCCGTGACGTTGCTTTGCTTTTCCGTACAGCTTTGCACATATTGAGCAATCAAATTCAAGTATTGGCATGAGTTGATTTCCTTAATGTTTCGATTGGTTGCAAATTGATTTGACTGACCCAGTAGCCGCCCATTGCCGATGCAAAGCGTGGCCGCTTAGCTACGCCCACTGGTATCCAGCCGACAACGTAATATGATGGAGATTCGCCTACGACAAGCACGGCAATATCTGTGTCACGATCATCATCGGTAATGATGAGATGCCCGTTTCTGTGTGATGTTTGTTTGACTTCCATGGCAATGCCATTCCAATACACATCTGGTTCATTCTTAAATGTATTGACTGTTGGCTTAAAATCATCAACACCAAAGTATCGGGCAACAGCTATCTCAGCTCCTACGCCTTCAGAATGAACAACAACGCCATTGTGAAAATTGCCTTTATTGCCCATAAACTTAGGATTTGATCCATAACGTGACTCACGTGCCAACCCAGTTGTGTGAGCTAGTACCTCATCTTGACGCGACAATCGCACCATAATCATCGGCAATCACCACAAAACCAAATTATCTTTTCTGTCCGGTCATATCCGATCTGATAACCAAATGAATCAAACTTTGTGAGCTTTGAGCATTTGTCACATTGCTCAACCTTGTATTCTTGAATGACTTCGCCTTGAAAGTAAAGCCGGGCAATGCGAGTTTGTGGATTGATGATCTCCATATAATCGCTCATATTTGCGGCTCCCACTTTCCGCGACCTGTAAACACATACCAAACTGGTTCGCATTGATTTGGCTTGCGTTCAATGCAGCTGTAATTGCCCCATGCTTTACCAGTTTTGGCCGATATTCCTTCGCGCCAAATCCGTGCGCCATGTGAGCATTCCGGCACTTGTGACATCATTTCATTACCCAAATGAGATGTGACGTCTGCAATTGATCCAACGGCATTTTGTTTTTGTTCGGCGTCCAGTAAATCTTGCTCTGTTCCAAATGATGGCACATCGCCGTGTTTGGTTGTCCAATAGTCATAATCGGCTGCCGGTGCTTTAATCGATGCCATGACCTCATGTGTGGCTTTTTCAGCACCACCCATAACCAAAGCCATCACACGCATCAAAGCCGATGTAACAGTATCCTCAACAAACCAGCGTTTCATATTGGCGTTATAGGCAGCCTGATAGCCAAATGCAAAATCGATGCCCGCCGGCTCCGTTTCCGTTTGGTTACGCCATGCCGCTGCACGGACAAGGATTGAGCCTTTGTCTGCATCGAAATTGACGATTGTGGCCTCAAGTCGGCCTTCTGGATAAGTCTTGATCCAGCGATCTGTGCGTTCTTTGTTTCCTTCATAACCATCCAGAAATGCAGCCATTATTTGGCCGCCTTTTGTCTAGCTGCGATGTGGCGAGATACCGCCCGGCCGCGTGTGTAACCTTGTCGCTGGCCTTCTTTGTAACCGACTGAATAGGCCATGACAGCCCACAATGTACCTGCGATCAAACAAGTGATCACAATTGAAATTTCATTCATTTGTCTAGCTCCCGATTCTGGGAACAGCTAATCTGCTCCCAAACAAAGAGTGACACCGACAACCGACAAAATCAACAATCTCGCCTAGATTGCGGCGTGTCTCTACTGTTTTTCAATGAGCTGTGTGTATAGATAATCCAACCGTGCTTCGATGCGTGAAATCTGATCCTTCATACTCGACCCACCATTGGGCAACAGCTCGCTCATCACCGATTTGATGATGATCCTCATTGACGAATAGATGGCTGCAAGTATTGCCAAAACAAGTCCACCAACAGCCGTCCATTCGCCCACGCTCACTTTTTTCTGCCGAAACTTACATCATTAGGATTTGCCCATCGAGCTAATAGCGGCACGATGCCAGCGACTAAGCCCATTGCCAAATCTTTTGGATTGGTGTTGCCCGTCAGATAAACGGCCAAACAACCTGCGACCGCGCTTCTTGCATACGATGCGGCAGCTGCCTTGATTTGTTCCATTATTTTCCTCCTTTTGGTCGATCCGGTAATTCACCGGCAAACGCTTCATAAACTGGTCGGCCGTAGCCAACCACAAATGATCTCGCTCCCAAAGCTCTGTATTTGACCATCACTTCACCGCCATTGCGCTGATCACCGCCGGCTGATGTGTTGCCTTCAATTGTGACAATTTGTTTGTCCGAGCAACGGACAACCAGACCAATGTGATTGATCGTTGTCTGGTCATCGATAACAAAGTCAAAGAAAACAAAATCGCCAATCCTCGGTGTTGTGTGCCATCGTTTCATTTTCCTAAATGCTTCAGCTCCAGCTCTAGTGCTTACGACATTGGGCACATCGACACCGGCTTGATCTGCACACCAATTTAAGAATGACCCACACCATGGCAGCTTGTCGGCTTTCATGTGCTTGCCATACTTTGTCTCATTGTTGCCAGTTTCAGCCGTGCCAACCTCGGCCAATGCAACCTCAATTAAACGCGATAATGTGCCTTGTGGGAAACTAGACACCCAATGCAGCTTTCAAATCGTCAATTGAAAGTCCGATCCCAGCTAATTTGTCGGCAATCGTTGGCTCGGCCTTTGGTGGCGTTGGATTGATCCATTTGTCATCGGCTTGATGAGCTGCAACAAAAGACTCCAAGACATCCTGTTTAACAGATGATTCAATTGTTGTTGTCCCATCTGGATCAGAAACAATGTTCATGTCAATCTTTGACTCATGGCTCAATTGGTCAATGTTGATTTTGTTTGTTGTTGTAATTTTGCTCATGTCACACCTTAATTCCAAAAATAGATGATCCAGCTTTGACGGATGTGCCGTTTGCGCTGCTAGTATTTTGTGCAAACTGGAATTGTAAATTGCCAGCCGTGCCGCCGTTAAGAATTGTGCCGTAAAGCTGAATTGCTCTGAAGTTTGAATCAACGAACAAATCGCCTGTTGTGCCGCCGGCTGCTACTACTGTGAGAGTTGTTGCCGCCGCCGCGTTAAAAATTACTTGGCTAGATGACCACAAAACAGTCGATCCGGCTGGCCCGGTAAATGTCACTTTGATGTCTGGTGTGCCATCAGCTGCAAATGTGTAAAGCCAAGCTTGGAAAATGTAAGTCTCACTAGCTGCCACGGCAAACAATAATTGTGAATCATTGACCAATGTGGTGCTCGATGTAACTGTCTGATCTGATGATTTTCTGACAGTTTTGATTGTTGGTGGTGCTGTTGGTGTTGCATACTTCAAGCCTGTTGCCTCAGCACTATCGACAGTTAAAACCATGCCATTTGTGGCACCAACGGCTAAACGGCTAAATGCATCGGCACCTGTACCGACAACCAAATCGCCTTTTGCATCAATCGCTGTTGCCATCGAGTTTGTAATTGTTACAGCTCCAGATGTGCCACCGCCTGAAATACCGGTGCCAGCTGTAACGGCTGTAATGTCACCGACATCATTCGCGATCCACACAAAATCCATGTCGGTCGCTGAATTCTTTGACAAAATGTAACCTGATGGCCCACCCAATAAATCGGCTAAATCTGTTGCTACAGCTTGACCAAACACTTCAAAGTCAGCTGGTAAATCTGTAACTAAATCCGTTGCCGTTGGCATTTGCCACGAAAACGGTGTTGTCGGATTGCTCATGTTTTCTCCTTATGCTACGACTAACGCATCAGCCCAAATTAGGCTTCCGCTGATTGTGTTCCACGCCTCCGCTATTGGTACATCTTGCCATTGCATGGCTTGCAAGCTAAATGACAATGGAGAAATGATAGCCGAGACAGAAACGCTGTTGTATGCGGCACGCCATGTCCAACCTTCGACAAAGCCCAAATAAGTGCCGGCAGACATGTTTAACGGCAAATCGGTGATCCGCGTTGGCATGCCCATAAAAATGTTGATTAAAGCATCTCGATCAACATCGTCTAATTCTGAGTTTGTTAGCTCAAATGTAAAGTCGTTAAAATTAAACTGTGGATACGATCTCAAAGTCAAATAAAAATCAGCTTGATCATCGGCATCGGCCAAATGTTTGATTGTGGTTGTAAAAATTTGCGAGAGTTGCCCAAACTCTAAAATTGAGTCTGCATCGCTGGCACTCGTTTCTAAAGTGCTATTTTGGCCGTATTTGATGGTGATGTCGTTTCGGACATCACCGGCTCGCTGTTGGATACTTAAACCCGGTGCAATTGCGTGATTGGCTGTCAAATCCACATAGCCATTGGTGGCGAGATAGATTGATCGATGAGTTGAATCGGCGTAGCCAATTTGGCCCGTTGGCGATTCATAAATGTAGCCCAATCCTGATGTGGCCAAAGCTGCAACCAATGAATAAACATCGGTTCGACTAGATGACCGCTGTGCCAGCTCATAGTTTCCCGGTGTGTCGATCTCACCGACTCCGTTATTTTCTGCATTTTGCCATTGTGTTGTCGGATCATAAGTTTGCCATTGTAAAGCTGCCGGTACTTCATTCCATGAATCGACCAACAAATTGTTTAAAATTGTCAAAATCTGATCGCCATCAAAATCTTGTGACAAAACGCCATCGGTCAATGCTTTTGGCAATCTAGCCAATGCACCTAGTGCAATGATTTTGATGCGCTGTGCGTAAGCAACCGATCCAACCTCAGCTACGGCAATGCCAACCTCGACAACCGAGCCGCCAAAAATGGGCACAAATGTAGCTGTAGAATCTTGCAGCTCGATGGTAAGTGCATTGTTTATCTCAATAAGCACATTTGATTGATCTAAGTTGATAAGCTCAAGATTGATGTATCCGGCTTGAGCCTGTTCATAAATGTTTGTACGACCGCTTGTAATTGTGAGATTTGCCAGAATAGCCGTTTGGTATTCCACGCCGCCAATGGTTACACGCCAAACTGGGTTAAATACTGTCATCAGCTAACCAATGCCGTGGAGCCGCCCGTGCCACGATAAAAGCTGTTATTGAGCAAATTGATGATGCTGCGAGCTGTTCCTTCAGGATCAATTGCACCGGTT